AGATTTGACAGAGATTGAGAAGAAATTGGCTATTGTTGAAGAGAACTCAGCAAAGTCAACTGATTATACCCGTGACATAAAGAATGATATTAAGAATGACATTCGTCGTTTAGAGAAAGTTGTTGAGCAGGTGGAACGTGACAGCAAACAATTAGCACGTGAAACTGATCAAGATATTCGTAGCCTTCGCAAAGAAATAGATAATAAAATACAGAAAGCGATGGATAATCCTCTAGCAGGAAAATAATTATAAGGAGTTGTAATGAACGATAAAAAGTTGTTTAAGTGGGTAGTTATTCTTTTATTGTTACCCATAGGTTTAGCATATTTCGGTGGAGATCGTTTCAGATATCCATGTCAAGATCCTGCAAATTGGGATAAAGAAATGTGCAAAAAACCAACATGCGATGTGACCAGATCATGTCCAGAACATATATTTAATGGTGGTAGAGATCCTAGAATTGGTGCACCAGCAGATCAATTACCACAGGGAACACAACCAACAACAGGAGTGACTTGCAAATGAGCGACCAATCATTTATCTATACAGAAGATCAGTTGATGGCGAGACTACGCTTTTTCATTGGCGTATGTTTAGCATTAACATTGACAGGAATCGTATTCGTAGTTCTTTATTCTATTATCTTTGTGACACAGCCACTGAATGCTATCAGCCCAATCGATCAGAAATTCTTCGAGTTAATTATTCCTATCGCTACATTCTTAACAGGCACATTGTCTGGTATTATGTTGGCAGGTAATGATCCAGAGGCGAGAAAGAAAGCATTGGAGGCAGCAACATCAAAGCCAACTCCAGCACCATCTGCTCCAACATCACCATCGATGCCACCAAGACCAGGTATGCCATCGGTAGGTGGAATGATGAATAGCCTTGCATCTGCAACTACTGGATTTGGTATGGGCACACCACCACAAATGATGACAAAGATGCCAGATCTAGAACCTGGAGATCCAACGCATAGGAATTTTAGAAATGATTGAACATCTATTCGACCTTTATGTTAAGTTCTGGCTGAACATCTGGTTCAGTCCATACACAGGTTTTACCAAAAAATAACCCTACAGGTTGTAGGGGAATTCCCAGACCCTTCTAGTAGAAGGGTCTTTTTCATTTCTGGGGTGTTGCCTTTAATTGCAGTTTGGATGTATAATTATACTATGATGAATAAAAAAGGAAACGAAATGAGCAAAATGACTACCTACGTAATCTACCAACTTCCCTTCGGAAACGAGAATTCTCGTGGACTGACGTTTATGTCAGTCAAAGAGATTGAAGAGATCTCGGATCAGTATGAAATAGTTGCTCGGGTTGATGCCCGATCGATGGATGAGGTTTTCCGAATCGCAAACTTCGTGTGTGACGAAGACGAAAGTCTTATCGAGGTAGTTGATGAGATGCATAGTTTATCAGTAGGTGACATCGTCCATAACCTGGAAACTGATGAGACGTTTGTGTGCGCCAACTACGGTTGGAATAAAATCGAAATGAAGGAGTGTGTATAATGTCTGTTTCTGATCTGAACTACTGGTTTTATGTTTCTCTTTTGGACTCAAACCAGAATTACACATCTGAAGCAATAGATGCAGTAGTTGATGAGTATGAAGAGAAATTAAATGAGTTGCAACTTGAACAACAATGTATGGCTAACAGGAGTGAATATGAGAACAATTGAATTTCGTGGTGAAAAGTTTGATACCAGTCATGGTAGTCCGTTTGATCGTGGCTCAGCAGACAGTTACTACCGTCGTGCTGAGAACCCACACTACTATCCAGATGGCAGTTATGTAGGGAAACGAGTTGAGTCCAAAGATATGAGCATGTACGAACTGCGTGCTTATTTCGCTGGTTATGAGTATAATGAGAAGTTTGGTGATAAGAAAGATTGGAGCTAATTTGAACGAAGTGCAAAAAGAAGTTATGTTGATAGCACAAGAAGAGTGTGCTGAAGTTACGCAAGCGATAAGTAAGTGTTTCAGATTTGGATTTGACTCGACTTACAATGGATCTAACAATCGTGAGCGACTCGAGGAAGAGGTCGGTGACCTAATGTGTATGATTGATCTGCTCATCGATAGTGGGATTGTTAGCGAGGCAGCTGTAATGACATCCAAGCATGAGAAGATGATGAAGTTGCAGAAATGGTCCGCAATTTTTAAGGAAACTGTATGATCACTATAACTGGATTGTTAGCAAGACAAATAGAACTGTTAAACATAATGTGGTCTATTAATGATCCTGAGCAGTATGACATCTGGAAGTGCTCACTGCCTTTGGATGTTATGAACGAGGTAGATTCCCTGGAGACTCTGCTGATTCTAGAAACGCTAGATGCAATACCGCAAGATCTCACAGATGCAAAGAACGTGTTAAGTAAATTTGCCCTAAAAGGATAAAAAGTGTATAATATATCTTCGAAACCTAAAAATCTTGTTGCTAAAGATTTGCGCACTCCCAAGTATCGCATGCGTGTAGTGGAGTCGAAGGTTCGTTACACACGTAAAACTAAACACAGGAAAGGTGCATATGAGTCTAGGATTTCAGAGTGAGATTTATAAGAGTGGAATGCTCACCACCATTGAAGTGCACGATCATAATTATGATATCGTAGAGTTTGTTATCAAACGTAATATGATTGCAGAAGACGGCAAAACTCTAATTGATAGTAAGAACAGTATGTATTTCTCACAGAGAGAATTTAGGGATTTCTTTTCGCAATTTACAAATGCTATGCAAGAAAGATTTGATAATGGAAACCAGCGCAACTCCACAATTTAAAGAATGGCTACTAGGTTTACTTCGAGATGAAAACACAAAAGATCTGCTGGTTACTTTTACCAAAAAAGATGGTTCGCAAAGAGTCATCAACGCAACACTTGCGCAAGGTAGAATCCCGTCCGACAAGCAGCCAAAGTCTCAAACCGAAGATTCCTATTCTTCTGCAGCCTGTCGAGTCTTTGACACAGAACTAAACGAGTGGCGCAGCTTTCGCTGGGACTCTGTTGTTAAGGTAAAGGCAGATATTTGACTTTAATTCATAGTTACAGTATAATGTTAGTTCTTATGGAGGTTTCAAACCTATGAATACTGCAAAACGAAAAGCAAGAGCAGATGCAATTATTTCTGCAATGAAAGGCGATGAGCCTACTGTAACTATTGATAATTATACCGTTGATCTAAACAAAGCACTCTCGTGGTATACGGAGCATAGCGATGATAAGAAGCGTCGCAAGTATGCTATCGAATACTACGCCAAACTCGGCAAGAAAAACGAGGTTCTTGCCATCAATAAAGCAACAGACTTCGAGATTAGACAAGTGGCGATTATTTGTCGTTTGCTATCTCGCCAGCAACACATCACTGACACTCACCTTTCTTGGTTGGATAAGAATGTCAAAGAGTTGATGTACAAATATAAAGTTGTAAAGACTGCTAAGAAACCTACTGCTGTTGTAATTAGCATTCAAGATCGAATCGAAGAAACTGCTAAGAAATATGCAGCAGAAATAGACTGCGAACTCGATTTATTTGTAATCAATAAAAGCAGCGAGTTTAATGCTAAGAATTTCCTGCTGGCAAATTCAATCTCAGCACCAGTAGCAAAACGCATCGGTGAATTTTACGTTTCTACATTAAATGAGATCAACGAGGTTATCGCAGGAGATGACGAGCAACTTGTTGAAGGTTATTCAAACTTCACCAAACGAGAACTTAAAAAGTATTCTCAGTTTGTAGAGTCTATCATACAGGATTGTCAGCAGCAAGTGCAAACTGCCAAGGCATCTCGTGCACCACGTAAGCGTAAGCCAGTATCTCCAGTCAAAGTTGTGGCAAAGATGAAGTACATGAAAGAGTTTACCGAACTTAATCTCAAGTCCTGCCGTCCAGAGCATATTCTTGCTGCGAGTGAGTTGTGGGTATACAATACAAAATATCGTAGAATTCAAGTCTACAAAGCAGAACTTGATGTGCTCGGTGTCAAAGGCACTACCATCATAGGTTTTAGTTTGAAAGATTCGATGTCTTATACTTTACGTAAACCAGAGGAATTCTTCAAGAGCGCAAGTATATCCAAACGTGCATTGAATGCAGCTATTAAGAAACTTACAACTAAACCAAGCACACCGAATGGTCGCATCAATGAAGAGTGCATATTACTGGGAGCATTTTGATGATTTTGGTAGATTATAGTCAGGTGGCACTCGCTGCCATTTTGACATTCCAACGTGAACTAAAAGGTACAGAATCAGAGGTAAAGAATCTGATTCGTCATGCAACTCTATCAACTTTGAAGTCATACAAGAAAAAGTATGCCAAAGAATATGGCGAGATGGTCATCTGTTGCGATGGTCGTAAATACTGGCGCAGAGATGTATTCGAGCACTACAAAGCCAATCGTAAGAAAGCCAGAGACAACTCAGATCTAGATTGGCATCTTATCTTTGATACGCTATCCGAGATGCGAGACGATATCGCCAAGCATTTTCCGTGGCGTGTTGTTCACGTCGATCGCGCAGAGGCAGATGACATCATTGCAGTTATGACAGAGTGGGCTCAGACGAATGATCTTTACGCGCAAGGATTGATACAGGAACCACAAAAGATTTTGATTCTATCAAGCGATAAAGACTTCAAGCAGTTGCAGTTGGAGCCATTTTCTACTGGTAATGTACGTCAGTGGTCGCCAATGCAGAAGAAATATATACAGGCTAGCAAGCAGGAAGTGATAGACTTCACCATTGAACATATCGTTAAAGGTGATACTGGTGATGGTATTCCTAACATCTTGTCAAAGGATAATGTGTTTGTTGCAGGAGAGCGACAGAAACCTGTTAGTGCCAAACGTCTAGCAGAATTTCTACAGAAAGGTGTTGATGCATGCCGCAGTGACGAGGAGAAACGAAACTGGGATCGCAATACCAAACTGATTGCATTCGATAACATTCCATCTGATGTTAAAGAATCCATTCTTAACTACTACCTAAATAATAAACCCACAGGTGATAAGATGTCTGTTATGAACTATTTGATAGAGCATCGTTGCCGTTTGTTACTCGATGAAATTGAGGAGTTTTAATGTCAAAATATGTAACTGAGATGTTGGCAGAAGTTAATGATAATCCAGAGTTGCTTAAGACTACGTATAAAGGTAATAATG